ATAAACCATACTTACTGTTGAAGGGGGTTGAAAATATACGGCAGAAACACCAGGTATATCTCCAAGAATAGTATGAAGATCTAATCTATCACCCATTATACACCCCTCCAACAGTCAAGATTAAACGAGGTCTCTGAATATCGATAGATTTTATCTTCCACTTGGCGTTCATCCAGAAAATATAACGCATATATGAAAGATTATCATAAGCAAACTGATCAGCAACAATACTTAAACGATTAGAAATATCAATATTATCGTTTAAATATTCTCCTCGTTCCCAACTTTGGCTATTACGTAAAATATCACCTTTATAGTTTCTTTCTGTAATAACCTCAGAATGCACACCTGGCGCAGTTTCTTGGCTATTAACGAAACCTATTTTTCCCTGAAACTTTGCCATGATAAACTCCTATTAGGCCTGATCGCGCTCGATCACGAGTGCAGACTTAGGCAGAACCAACGCTCCCGACATCCGACCTTCCAGTAAATACTTATACTGGTTGTAATCGATATCGAAGTCGTCGAAGAACGACACCTGACCACCTTTGTCAGCGCCCATAGTGTAATCGCGCATGTTGACAATGATAGCAAGCAAATCATGACCAGCCGGAGTTCCACCACCATCAGGAAACAGCGGGTCAATATCACGCTCAAGACCATCCATCAGAGGAACTTCTACAATACTAGAAACACGCATTGCAGCAGCAAGTTCAGACATCGTAGAATAAAGACGATGCTCGTCTGCGTCCTTTAAAAGAAGCCATTCGGTTAAAATCGTAGGACCAACAAACATTGTGGGAGATCCAGAACCACGATATGCAATTCGAGCTCGAACAACTTCATCGATAGCTTCTTCATCTGTTACAGTATTCGCTAAGAAAACATGATGCGAATACATATTTGCATCTTTCCAAATTGGGCGGATGGATGTTTCGTCAATCTTATCATCTGCTTCAGTAACTGGATCACGACCATCACCAAACAAAACAGCACGAGCAATTTCCTCGTCCAGCATCAGCCGCATCTCACGCTTCAGCCAGGATACAACATCTAAATCGGTGATATCGATAATATCATCACGATCGAGCTTCTGTTTCTTATAGATGGTTGTTGGAGTAGTAATTCGACGCAGAAGACCAAACACTTCCTCTTTCTTAAGTGCTCCAGTCACATAGCCAAGAGCACGAGCGGTTTCAACAGTAATATCAGCATGCAAAGACTTAATACGAGAAAATGGAGTATGACGAGAGCCATTGATAACACCAGCCACCCATTCCATATCACGCTTAATGAGGGTCGGCTCAGAAGTTACAGCCTGCGCATCGGGAAAGAGGTAATCTATATTATCGATACCGTAAGTTCCTGCATGGGCCAAGAAAGAAGCTCGGAATGAACCCATTTTCTTTGCGTCCTCAAGAATTTCAGCAAACTGCGCATGAGTCAACTGAGGACGATCATCATTTTTAACAACAGAAGCATCAAAAACGTTCTTTTTCATAATATTGGAATCTCCTTCATCTTGAATATTTGATTGCTCTACTTCTTCTTCTCCTTCATCCTCAAGCAGAGCGCCTACAATAGCATAAACAGCAGTTTTTTGTTCCTCGGAGAGAGTGTTAAAAACATCCTGAATAGTTTTATCGTCATCGCCACCGTCAGCATGCTTAACTTCTTTAACTTCTTCAATCTCTTCGGTTTCTTGATCGATGTTCAAACCAGTAAAAATAATTGCCTCGTCGTCAAGCTCTGTAATAGAGCCATCGGAATGAGCGATTGCAATATTATCAATCAGCGCTCCAGGATTAGCACCAGCTAAAACAAGACTTGTTTCGCGGATAAAACCATGGATAACATTCTTAGATTTTTCAACGAGGTTATTAGCATAAATAGACAAAGCTGTGACATCACCATGAGCAACAAGAAGTTTAGCATTGCTACCAGCTTCACTATTATTGAACTTGCAATGCGCATAGACACCATCCTCTCGACTTTCAAGCAAAGCGTGTCCAAGAACGTTACTTGGATCATTATGCTGATGCTGCCAGACCAATGGGACAACCTTTTCGTGATTGTCTTTAAATGCGTCTTTAAGAATGGTTCTACCATCAGTGCATTTGACACCGTATTTTGTTACGTAACCACCAAAGTCGTAGTTATTCTTTAACATTATTTGACTTACTCCTTCCATTTTGATTGTTTATTGGGACTTTCTTATCTTCAACCTTTGGCTCAGCTTCGTTTAGATTTTTGTTTCTTAATTCATCAGCTGTCGGATCAGAACTTGGCTTGAAGCCAATGATCCCACGCATCTCATTACCGGTAACAATTTCGTTCCTAGTAAATTTGTCTGCGATCTCTGCGAGTTGTTCAACTGGAACTAATCTAAACGGATCTCTAGTGGCTAAGATAGATTGACCTTGAGACCTAGCAGTTTTCGTTAAGAAAACTCTCTTCATCCCATCAGTTATAGTAGACAAGATAGGCTCAATAGTACGATTGTAGTAATTTAGCATAGCCTTTTCATCAGCAGTACCCTCAAAGATTTCTCGAGTTAGACCCAACTGGCTGTAAAGCATACTCGTTAAGAACTCAATCTGTCCCATCAGGCTGTTTTCGACTGGCCGATTCAGCTGTGTAATTCTTTCAGTTCCATCGGCATAGGCTATACCATACTTAGAATCTTTCAATTGATCTTCTAGTTCTTGCCGTCTCTTCTCTGCTTGTTCTCTTTTTGCTTCAGACTTAATAACATAAGGTAATTGAATAATTACATCCAATCGACCGGAGCCACTTTGATTATCTATTGCGTCCAACAAATTCAACTTATCAATTAGTCTTTTCAAAGTTGAATTGGGCTCGTTCATTACTGCATAAAGCGGATTCTCAAGAATTGCAACCATGGTTTTCGAAAGTGTTAAATCTTCCTTTTGACCTGTTGCCTGATTATAGACATTAACACGAACATGTTCTGGAAACCACTGAACAACTTTCGCCGTTCGCATAGTTAGGATATCATATGCGCTAGATGTCGTCGGATTGAGCGTCGTATCGACAGGAACAATAGCTACGACTCCTTCATCGCACATACTCATTACTACATCTTGAATAAAAGCACGACCGGTCTGATCAATATTGGCTTCCAACGAAAGGCAATTGTTTAGTCCAGATTGAATAATCTCAAGAAATCTTCCATTTTGATCCAAACGTACATGGTTAATAGGTATTGCTGCTACATCTATTCCTATACGTGTATAGATAGATGAAATGATAGATCTTTCTGTTCCAAGATACATCCTTAATCTATCAGGCCTTATGCTATAACCAGTACCATAATTCACATAAGGTTCGAAATAACTTTCGCCATATCGAAAAATGTTCCATGCTGATCTTAATCTAGTAAGTATTGAATCTGGCACTATGCATCGCCTCCTTCTTATAAAATCTATTCAAAAGCTTCTTTATTAGCTTTAAATGCTACGTAGGCATCCATCATTGCTGCGACAGGATCGATCTTTTGCTCATAGCGCTTTTTCAAGAGTTTACGATTCCCATTAGTATCTTCAATGGTAATCGCATTACCCATGGCAAAACTCATAAGTTCTTGGTCAAAGATGAGCATTCGTTCCTCAGCTAACGTCTTCAATTCCCCAAGAGGAACCGATTCAGTTTTAGATCCTTGGATGACTTTCTCAATACCAAATGGGCCATTCTCTTTTTCCCATCGCTCAACAAATTCTTTAGCATTGTATGGGTCAAAACCTAAACAACGAACATCATAACCTAATTCTATTATGAAATTGTCTAAATCTTCATATACCTCCATCATGTCAAGAACTGGAGCTTCTAATACTTGTAAACTGGTCTCATCTAGAAACTGTTCATACTTCTGTCTCATAGCTCCAGGTAATTTCTTAAGAGTCAACGAAGATATATAGCATCTAGTTTTAACTCCAAACGAATTATCTGAAAGTGGGAATAAAAATGTAAAGGCGCAGAAATCATCACCTTGTGAAAGATCTGCTCCAAGAGCACATGGAAGTTGCCAAAAATCTCTACGTCTATGCGGAAGGGTTTCTTCGTAGGTGAAGAAATAAGTATAACCCTCCATAGGAATACCAAACCTTTTTGCTAAGATGTCGTTCCTTGCTGCTGGAACTTGTTCGGCTCGTTCAACATCTAATTGATAGGTTTCGTAAGTAACAGTTCGTCCAAGATTCGGATTTGCTTTCAACCATAGAGAAGGATCTGCTACTTCTTTCAACTCGTCAAGGCGATAATACCAAATTGAAACATGAGGATTCAAATACTTTCCCTTAAGAATGTCCATAAGTTCCATTTTGATTGTATCCCCTGAAGAATTGCGTATGGTTCCCTCTGAGCTCATAGCAACTATAAGATAGTCATCCATCTTGGATGCGCCTTGCTCAATTGCACCTACAACATCCTCACGAATGTCTCCTGACAACCACTCGTCAATCGTCGATACCATCGGACGAAGTCCTTGTAGCTTGTCAATGGACATAGGTCTAATCTCAACTATAGAACCAGTAAGAAAATTCTCAACTCCCTTTTTGGTCGAGGCTAACTTAACTCTATTTGCTCTAGAGCCAGTAGTATTCTGAAGAGAACCTTCTGTGAGAAACTTGAATAGAGGTCCTCTAGAACGTATAATAGCTGTCCTCATTGGCGACATTACTTCTTCAGCTTGCTTC